TAACAGCAGACTCACAAAATCATATCATTACTGAAAATGATTAGGAGAATCTGCAACCATAGTATAATAGGCTATTTCGTTATAGAATGTTCAGGTTTTCTCACGCGAAAAAGAAGAAGGAACCGCGCGCATTAAATAGAGCCGTGGAGGTTAGATACCCTTTTAATGCGCGCGGTTCCTTCTCCCTTTTCGCGCGCGCCGCATGAATACCTCTATTGGCTATTTACAACTCCCCAATAGTGGTGTCATCATAAGTCGAGTTATAGGCGTAGGTTACAGTTATACTACTTCTACTATTTTCTATATAACTCTACAAAATATAATAGCCATTAGAAAACATAGGGCAATTAGAACCCTCCCGGTAACGTAATGACGTAAACCGTTCCCCTAAAAAGACTTAGAAATAATTGAACAATCAGACTTGTTTTGGCGTATTATAGGTGGCGAAAGCTATAAGGTTGGATGTAAAATGATTTGATTTTGTGAATGATTTTAATATCTATTGATTTCAAAATCAATATTGATATTAAGTTCAGGAGGCGCTATTGCCTAAATAAAAGGCAACTCTTAACAACAGCGCCTAATGACAAAGCAGCCCACCAAAACAGAAGCTATTGCACGCTTCCTTTCTAATTCTACGCATCCCGATCTTGCCTCTTTATATCATTTTGGTATGGAGATTCAAGTCAATGTTGCTCAAGACGGTGGAGAACGTATTTCTACCGAAGGCTATCAAGGTCGTACCTGGCACTCTTATTCAGATGGTGTTCAACAGTGGAAATCATTTAGGATTCCATGGAAAGCCTTCTCTGAACCAGAATATAAAGATTCTGAAATCAAATATGATCTTGCAGAACATGCAGAGGGAATTGGACTTACTGGTTGGTGTTGGGAAGAAAAAGTATCTAAATGGGTTGGTTTTGATTTTGACGCAATCTCTGGGCACTCTGCCCAACATTCTACCAAACTCAGCAATCCTGAGTTAGAAGCCGTTAAAAAAGTGGCTTGTGATCTTCCTTGGGTCACCGTCAGACGTTCCACTTCCGGTAACGGTCTACATCTTTACGTCTTCGTAGATGATGTTCCTACTGTCAATCATACCGAACATGCAGCATTAGCGCGTTCAATTCTCGGTAAAATGGCGGCCGCCACTGGTTTTGATTTTAATAGCAAAGTGGATGCAATTGGGGGTATATTGTGGGTTTGGCATCGTAAAATGAATGAAACTAATAAAGGATTGGAACTTATTAAACAAGGAGAAGTTCTTAAAAATATACCATTAAATTGGAAAGACCATATTGATGTTGTTAAAGGTAAAAGAAAAAAGAATATATCACGTTATATTGATGATAAAGATGTATCAACTTTTGAAGAAATGACAAGCCAAAGACCGAATGTTAAACTAGATGAGCAACATAAAAAACTTTTTAGTTTTTTAGATAAAACTAAAGCCAGTTGGTGGTGGAATCAAGATTATAATATGTTAGTTTGTCATACTTTTGATCTTAAAATCGCTCACAAAGAATTAGAATTAAGGGGTGTTTTTGATACAATTGCTACTGGTCGTGAGCAAGGTATTGATCATAACGCCTACCTTTTTCCACTTGAACGTCCATCGGGAGCCTGGGTAGTTCGTCGCTATACCCCTGGTGTGACTGAAACCTCAAATTGGGATCAAGACGCTAATGGTTATACTCGTTGCTATTTTAATCGCGATTCTACTTTAGATATTGCGTCTCGAACACACGAAGGTACTGAAGATGAAAAAGGTGGTTTTCAATTTGCCACCGCTGAACAAGCGACTGAGGCCGCTAGTAGTTTAGGTGTTCAACTTAATTTACCGGAATGGGCCGCAGGACGCACTACACAATTAAAACAACATAAAGATGGTCGTCTTGTTGTTTATGTGAAACAAGAATCTCACGATCCTCCAACAGACATGCGAGGTTGGCATATTGACAAAGGATATTGGAAACGTATTTTTAATGCAAAATTACAACAACCAGGTGAATCTGAAATTCTTAGTTATGATAATGTAATCAGGCATCTTGTGACTGTGGCAGGTACAGATTATGGTTGGGTACTCCGAGCAGGTAATGAATGGCGTGTAGAACCATATACGAATATACGTCTTGCTTTGAAAGCACTTTCTGTTAGCAGTCGTGATCTTGATGTTGTATTAGGTAAATGTGTTTTTGAAGGATGGACACTTATTACTGAACCATTCCAAGAAGAATTTCCTGGTGGTCGAAAATGGAATCGTAATGCCCCACAATTTAGTTTTCAACCTAAAGAAGAAGAGCCTTTCCAACATCCAACTTGGGATTTAATTTTAGAACATTGTGGTAAAGGTCTTGATTCTATAATCGCTGAAAATGGTTGGTGTAAAGCGAATAATGTCCAAAACGGCGCTGATTATCTTAAAATTTGGGTCGCTTCACTTTTCCAACATCCTAAGAAGCCTTTACCTTATCTATTTTTCTATTCTAAAGAAGAACGTACCGGAAAAACAACATTCCACGAATCTTTAGGATTACTAATGACGTGTGGTTATATTCGTGCTGATCTTTCTATTATTTCTGGTGCCGGTTTCAATGGTGAATTAGAAAATGCAATACTATGTGCTGTTGAAGAAACGAACTTACAAAAAAGTCCTCACGCCCGAAATCGTATTAAAGATTGGGTAACTTCACGTACTATGCTTATACATCACAAAGGACGAACACCTTATCAAGTTGAAAATGCCGTACACTTTATTCAAACCGGTAACGACCATCAGGAATGTCCTATTTTTCCAGGTGATACTAGAATTACGATGGTGCATGTACCGCCTTTTGAACTTACTGAAATGATTATGCCGGATATGTTGCGAGCACAATTAGAGCGTGAAGCGCCGGCTTTTTTAAGCGCAATTCTTAGGGTAGAAATACCACCGTCGCTTGACCGCCTTAATGTTCCCGTTATTGATTCTGATATCAAAATACAAACAAGTCAAATTAATAGAACATCCTTGGAAGTTTTCTTTGATGAAGTAACGTATAATGCTCCCGGTGAAAAAGTCCTTTATGCTGATCTTTATAACCGATTTAGAGAGTGGTTAGACCCATCTGAAATTCACGAGTGGAGTAAAATAAAATTTGGTCGTGAATTACCTGTGAAGTATCCTAAAGGTAGAGTTATGTCTGAGGGTGCTAAATTTTATGTTGGAAATTTATCTTTTACCGAACCTGATTCTGATACTAAAATCAAAAATCAACTTATTTCACACGACGGTAAATTAATATTGGAGAAATAATATGAGTATTAAATCAAAAATTGAACAGCTTAGTCTCCAAGAGCGACGGCAACTTGCCCATGCTTTTGATTGTGGTGTCTCACAATATATTAAAATATCTGGCACCAATGAATTTGTTGGAGTTCATCTTGTATCTGGGAGGGTAAAACATCTTAACATATTAGAAGAAACAGGAGTTTGGAGTCATGGTATTGTTAAAGGCAATTAAATAATGTTTCCAACAGAAAAAGAATTATTAACAATGTTTGAACGTATATTAAATCATATGAAATGTAAAGACATGTTTGGTAAAGATTGCGAATTTGAAACTGAACATTTAAAAGTTACCTTAAAAGATAAAAAATTTCAATTAGTATTATTTGGAAATTTTGAAAGTTGGCAAAAAGAAAACAGTAAACTAAAAGGAGAAATCAGATGAAAATAGTCGCATTTGGCTATAAAAAAGGTGTAGGCAAAAGTACCGCTGGTAAATTTCTTGCTACTTTTTTGAAAATTAATGCGCCTGAACTTCGAATTAAACAAATTAGTTTTGCCGCCAAACTCAAAGATATTTCTTATCAATTATTTAAATGGGCAGGTCTCAAAAGAGGAGTATATTATGAAAGTCACTATAAAGAAAAAGAAGTTATATTACCGCAACTTGGACTTTCGCCCCGTCAAATTTGGATTGGAGTCGGCAATAAGTTAAGAGAAGTATATGAAAATACATGGATTAATTTTGCATTATTTGGCGTTCAAGCTGATATTATAATCATTACAGATTTAAGATTCTGTGGTGAAGCTGAAGCAATCTTGAAAAATGACGGTAAAATTATTAAAATCAACCGTCTCGGTATACCACAAGGCACCGATCCGGCTGAAGTAGATTTAGATGTTTTGATAAATGCTAATTGGAATTATGTTTTACACAATAATGGCTCTCTCCAAGGTTTGAATGTGTCTATTGAAGAAATAGCCAAAGATTTACTAGAGGTTTAACATGGATTTCAGTTGGCTTTCTGATATTTTCAACGG